CGTGTCAGATAACAAGTGGCGATGTTACGCTGGTCGTTATGGTGATGCGTACGCCGAATACAATAAAAACAAAAGCCTCGAGGACGTGAAAGACCATTATGAAACTATTGGTAAGTCGAAGGGGTGGAAAACGACTTGCAATCTCACAGGGGACGAGGTTGCTTGTTACGCTCTACAAAACCCAGAAGCCTTCGAAAACTTCGGGTATACTACTAGTGTCAGTAACACCACTGGCAAACGTCTGGCTAAACATTATAAAGACGTGGGAAGAGAACAAGTGGCGCGTTTCAACTGCCAAGGGGGTAAACTCGCTGATAGTATAATTCCCGAAGACGCGAGTATTTTGACACCGAGAGAATTCAATATTGATAGACGTAACAGGAAGTACACATATCTCTTGACTTCACCGAATGGTCTGTATAGTTTTGTACTCTACCATGAAACAAAGCGTGCACGCCTTTTTCTCAGAAAAGGGGGCGCGAACATATTGACTATTTTGGATTCTCAATTGAGCGCAACAAATCATACTGCTGGCTACACTAAGCTCCGCGCGTGGTTCAGTGGATACGATGCCAATTTATTTTTGCGATGGTACAAGCCCGATAATTCGGGCGGACACAAAAATAGCGTGTACATCAATAGCAGGTACCCTGGCACGACGGATAATACGGTCCCCAGCAATCGACACATCCTAGTGTTGACGGACTCGGGTAAGTTATATGTTGACCACGGGGAGGGTAGTGAGGACGAAATTTCTGTGATTTACGAACCCGAAGAATAATCATCTGCATCCGTTGTGTCGAATGAACAACACCTCATAGGCAAAAAATACATGTAGTTGTGACACGCGAATCAAATATTAAGATTTATGAAAAAATAAACGTTAATATTTGTGTGTTTTGTTAAAATTAATGTTAACTTTATTAGTTGGAGAAAGCACGGTTAATCCCAAAGGTTTCCCAGTGGGCCAGATCGTACCTTAAGCCGCGTCAGGATGACTAATCCATCACTCGCAACCGACACCTTAGCGATCGTTGAAACGGAACCATATTCTTGTCATAGCGAACGTAGGTTCTCGCCTGCGGATTATCCAATCTCAAACCTTATTACCATTGGGTTCGGTCATTAACCGAGTTCCCCCCAAAAGTTTCCAATTGGGGGTGGTAGTTTGAGCTCTAAGGAACTTCCCGCAACCAGGTTGTCTCGCCTGCACATACAGACTAGCAGGATAAACGCTTTTAACGCCTGCTTTTTGGCCCTGTTTATTCCAACTTAGTTAGAAAAGCTAAGGCCGCCCATACCGGATTGCACGCGGAGAACGTTGTAGTTCGTCGCGAAGAGGTGCATGGTTTGGGACGACGTCGCCGAGTCCTTGACCTTGACGGACACTTGCGCGTTGTCGAGCCTGCTGAAATTGCACGTACCGGACGGCTGGTGCTCTTCCGGTCGCAAAGCGAACGAGTACGAGTACACACCCGGCATCGGGGAGCCAGAGTGGTACGTGTACGGTTGCACTTGGTTGAAGTACTTACCACCTTGCGCCTTCATGCGGTCTTGGCCGTTGAGGACGAGCTTGAACTCTTCCAACGGACCAACCGCACGCGTCGCAGAGACGGCACCATCTTCGCAGACGGTCGCTTCGGAGTAGTTGGTACCGATCGCGAGGAGCGGGGCACCGGTACCATAGGTGACCGGGACGAAGACGTTGGACAGGCCACCGGCAGCAGCCAATCGCGGGTCGGATTCGAGGACGACACCTTCTTGCGTCAAGTTCGACGTGAAGTTCCACAAGGACGCGTTAGAGACGGAGCCGTTGTTGAACGCGAACACCAACTCCTTCACCGGGTGGTTGAAGGACAAGCGAACTTGCTTGGTGTTACCCGCTTCAACCGTGTCGGTGCCAGTGTGTTGCACTTGCTCGATGAGGTATTCGTGGGACTTTTGCGCGAATCGGCGGCGTTCGTCGGTGTCCAAAAAGTGGTAGTTAGCCCAGCACTTGAAAGTGGAGCCATCGGTGTATTGGGAGAACTCGGAGCTCAAGTCCACGTCGACACGGCATTCGTGGTATTGCAAGGCAATCAACGGGAGGGAGAGACCCGGGTGGCGGTTGAACCAGAACAAAAGCGGGAGATAGATCGCGCCGTTCTGGGTGTTGGAAGTCATCTTGGCGTAGTCGGCCTTCTTGGCTTCCGTGTGGTAGAGGTTGTCGTACAAACGCCACCACTTTTGGAAGTGGCGGTCGATGCGCTGACCACCGATGGAGATTTCAATGTCCTTCACGGCACGCTCCGCAGCGAAGATGGCCGACGCACCCTTCGTGGAGGAGCTGAGGCCAGACTTCGCCTTCATTTCGAGGTACATGTCTTGGACCAAATCACCGTTGCGGGCGATCGTGATCGAGACACGGCCGTTGTCGGCCGCGGTGCCGTTGACCGTTTGCTCGATGACTTCCGAGGCGAAGTTCGAGTGACGCTTGTAGACGGCTTGGAAGAAGGTGACCTTCGGGTTCGCAGTCAAGTAAATATCTTGGCTACCGTACGCGACGAGTTGCATGAGACCACCGGCCATTGTGAGAGTTGTTTGTACTATACACTAAGAAAAAAAAATTGGCCTGATGATGCGGTAAAAGGCGCGCCATCTTTTCTCACTTTACCAATAATGACCGACAAAGACCGCGAAGAAGGCGAAATCATCCCCATTCCCGTTGAAGAGGAGGAGGAGGACGACTTCACGACTGATGACGAGGAAGAAGAAGAAGACGACGTCACTCTCGGGGACGACGACGACGACATGGAAATGGACATTGAATTCGACGACGGCCTGGGCGCCACCGAACAAATTCTCACGTCTGTTCTCGCGACCCCAGAAGGTGATACGGTTTGCACCGCTTTGGTACACATTGGTTCTCAACTGGAGATTCAAAACAAAATTCTAATTAAAATTTTGAGCAAACTCACTTAAAAATTCTCCGCATTATTTATTCAGACCAGGGAGAATATGACAACTCACTATATAGAGAGGGAACCTAATACGGGTGCTTCTGAGTTAGAACAACTGAGAAATCAGGTGATCACACTCACGAGCGAACAAATACTTCGCATCCTTGGACTGATGGAAGAAAGATGGTATCTCGGAAAAAACGACGAGTGTGACACCATTCACAAGTGCGTGCGCCTGGGATATGACCAATTTTTCGATCCGTCCGAAAGAGAAGGTGGGTTCCCCAGAACCTTTGATATAAAGACCATAGATGGTAAAAGAGATAGGGAAATTAAAGCTCTTAAAAATATTGGGTCTCGTGTGAAAGCTTTAGAAATGACAGACCACGTGGAAGATGAAAACGTAAACTTGACTACGGGAGAGCGTGTGTGTCGTCTCATCAAGCAAGTGTCCGAGGCATTTAAGAATGTTCGTCTGCACATTAACACCTTACAGAGAATTAACAATCCACGTCAATCCCCTGATAAGATGAATTCCGACCCGGAGTACTTCGACGCGACACCGATGGATGAGACTCGGTTAGGGGAGATGACCCCATTTCAGAGAGCTGTGGTGGCGTGTCTCGATGAAACATATAAGAAACAAATGCGTAGGTATAAAGGTGAGTGCTACATTCAAAGAATTTCAGAGGGGTCGTACACGCGTTCGTGGAAAAAGGTGTGTTCGATTCCAGAGTTTGTCTACGAGTTTGCGGAGAAAGAGGTGAACTTCGACGTTTGGAAAGACATCACGTCGAGAGGAAACACGGCTCGCGAAGTTATCAACCACCTGTCGAATTGTATAGATAGTCAGTTCCCCGAAATCGTCAAAGACCGACACGTGTGGAGTTTTAAGAATGGTGTCTTTGTGGGTAAGCAGTGGCAGCCAAAAGAGGGAAAGTATGTGTGTCGTTTTTATCCGTACGATTCGAAAGAATTTAAATGTTTGGACCCGACGTTGGTGAGTTCTAAATTTTTCGACCAATTTTTTGATGACTACGACTACGTGGATGACTGGTGGGACATTCCAACTCCGTACATGCAGAGTATTTTCGAATATCAAAAGTTCGACGAAGACGTGGCTCGCTGGGCGTACGTGATGGGTGGTCGTTTGTGTTTCGACGTGGGTGAACTCGATGGATGGCAAATAATTCCCTTTTTCAAAGGTATCGCGCGCAGTGGTAAAAGTACAATCGTCACCAAGATATTTCGCAAATTCTATGAAAGCAACGACGTCCGGACGCTTTCGAACAACATTGAAAAGAAGTTTGGTCTCTCGTCGATTTACGACGCCTTCATGTTCATCGCCCCAGAGGTCAAGGGTGACCTCTCGTTAGAACAGGCTGAATTTCAATCACTCGTTTCAGGGGAAGATGTCTCCATCGCCATCAAACACCAGAACGCGCTCTCGATGCAGTGGAAGACGCCGGGGGTTTTAGGTGGTAACGAGGTGCCATCTTGGAAAGATAACTCGGGCTCTGTGTTACGACGCATTCTCCCATGGAATTTTAAACGCCAAGTTCGCGAAGCGGACCCACACCTAGACCAGAAGCTGGCTGACGAGTTACCCGCCATCTTATTAAAGTGCGTCCGAGCCTATCTCGACTACGCTGACAAGTTTTCTGACAAGGACATTTGGAATGTCGTCCCGGAATACTTCAAGTCTGTGCAAAAGGAAGTCGCCAAAATGACGTCGACGATTCATCACTTCCTCGAAGACAGCATGGTTCAGTTTGGTAAGGACTTGTGCATTCCACAAAGCGTGTTCCTGGCCGCGTTCAATCAACATTGCCAGATGAACAACCTTGGGAAACCCCGATTTAACGAAGATAGCTACGCGGGTGCGTTTTCTCAAAGAGATATCGTGGTGACTACGGAATCACTCACGTATCGAGGTCGCATGTACAATAATCAAAAATTTATCCGCGGATTAGACGTCATACAGGAAGAAGCTATTTTTGAATAAAATCTCAGTCTACATTAATGAGTCAAGGACCCCCTTCAAAACTCAAAGAATTCATTAGTAATTCTGGAGTACAAGTCACGCAAGCCCGAGGAGTCGCCGCCGCGCCTCCTAGAACGACGAGTCAGAACACTGACAACGTAGGAGAATTCGCGCAATTTTTGAAATCGAATTCAAATAACAACACAAATTTTTACAACATCGTGAATGACGAGCCACTCAAACTCAAAATTTTCAACGCGCGGGTGGACAACATCGTTCGCCCGGATGATGTTTTTAAATTTATGAGAAATATAACCCTATCCCCCGAAAATCAAAATGGCGTGAAAATCGTCGAAGTGTCCGCGCACTACGGGAGAATGAAAAAGGGGTTGTCGCGTTCAATCAATTTTAACTACGTGCCAAAGTTGGACCCACAACTTAAAGTTCAAAATGTCGCGTGGACTTACGTGCAGTTTAAACTGACGCTCGATAACGACGTGGGGGTGATTGCGAAAGTGTACAAAAATTTCATGCTCCTACAAGGTTCGTTTTCGCGCAACGACGAAAACACGCCACACCGAGTTGCGAACTTCATCATCAGTAAGTTCCTGGGTGGCGAAGAAAGCATGATGAACAAAACCCTCACGTTTACGTTTGTCGAAGGTGAATTCCGTATTCCCAAAAAGTTCAACGCCGCCGCGATGAACAAGTATTTACGACAAAGGCATGGATTTGTGAAAAAAAATGTCGGGGGAATCCGAACGAAAGTCGACCCTTTCATGGATGAATACAAATACTACGGGAACGCGAACACGGAAAACGAACGTAAGCTCGCGAAACTTTCAAAAAATGCTTTTTATGAATTCACGCGGTATAAGGAACCTGTGATTCAAAGTATTTCGGGTGCGGGTGTGGTGAAGTTGACTTCGGACACAATCAGTGGCATCAGGGGTGCGTACGCCACGGCGAGAAAAATCGTGGATGATTATTTTTTACGAAACAACGCACCCACAGAGAATGCCAATACACCAAAACCAAAACCAAAAAGAAAACGACCGACAAATGTGATTAACAAAAGTAAAGTAAACGCGGCAATCATAAACATCACCATCGGTGTCAAGAAATGCGGCGATTACTCCGCGAGCGAAATCAAAGCCATTTGCAAGGGCTTGGGCATCCCCATCGGAAAGAAGAAGATTGGACAACGCGCGAATGGAACGCCGGTGATGAAACAAATGGACAAAAAAGACTTGTGCCTCGAGGTTCATAAAGTGTTGAACGTTCGTCGCGCGCGCCTCGTGGAGCCGGGGGATGTGAATCTCAGAAACCTGGACATGTACAAAAAGAGAGGCATCGATAACGCGTCGATTCGGAACATGTTGAAAAACGAGAAAAGCCTCAACGTGAACGCGGACCTGCAAAAGGTTAAAAATAAATTCACGTCACTCAAATCAAACAAGGAGGGTGTGCCTTTTAAGAAAGGTGTCCAAAATGCGGTGAAAAACGTCGTCAAGGAGAGGAAAGTAAATGTCTACGCAATGAGTGTGTTGAATAGATATAAACTGAATGCCCCGACTCGAAATAAAATCATCCAACGAGTTAAAAACGTGGGAACGCGCACGCAACAGACCGCGAATGCAATCATCAAGAGAGATGTCGCCATCGCGAGACTGAATGTTTCTTCCGCCATGAAAAACAAAATTTACAACGAACTTAAAACTAAAACAAACGTAAACGTCGGGGCGTACGCGAAGCTTCATAAATTAATTGATAATTTTGTCATGCAAAGAGCGTACAGAAGATTCGAGGAAATCAAAAAAGAGTCCCACAACTGGTTGAAAAGCAGAAATACTTTACCCACCACTGATGCCGTGGAAAGAAAGGTGTCTGCGATTATCAAAAATTACGACGCCATTAAGATGATGCGGAAGAATAATTCGTCGCGATGAACTTAATCAACGTCGTGTGATGACCAAAGTCGTACTTAGGGAACGTTTCTTTAATTTGCACCGACAGAACGAGAGCCCTTGAGGGATTGGTCTCCGTGATGAGCTCTGCCTCCATCTCTAGATACGCGCGAATGACGTCGGCGTCTTCGCCGTTATCCACCATTTGCTTGTAAATATCCTGAGACGGCGACCACGTGAGAGGTTTCTCGTTGGTGGTGGTGGCGATATAAAAAACGAGAGCTGCGAGAATGTAAAACCACATTATTTAATATTACATGAGAAGTTTTAATAAATCATTAACTTTCCAGAGAATATTAAAAAACTCTTCCTGACATCCAACATCCGCT